CGCTCCTCTTGCTCCGAGGACTTCGGCGGTAAAGGCTTCCTCTTCGCCTGCCTCTGCCGCGCTTCGGTAGCCTTTGGCGAGACGTTCCAGTTGCTCGTTGAGTCCGAGGAGATTGCCTTTTTCATCCGTCAAGGCGATGCCGAATCTTGATAAGGCTTCCGTCGTGGCATTTCCCTTCGCACCTGCCGCTTCGATCTGTCGATCAAGCCTTGCAAAGAGCGGCACGAGCGAGTCGATGTTCGTACCTGCCAAGCTGAACACGCGGCTCATCTGTGCGGCTTCTGCCGTCGTCGTATGCAGACGCTTCGTCAAGCGGTAGATGCTCTCGCCCGCCTGCATCGCGTCGTGCGTGATGTTGAACAGTCCCGCACCCGACGTGAATACCGCCATAAGTGCCGCCGTCTTGGCGTTCAAAATGGACATGCCTTCCGACAGGCTGTGAACTCCTCCCTTGGCAGCTGAAAAGCCCGCCGAGAGCTTCTGCCCCATCGCCTTTGCTCGGCTGCCCGTCGTCTTCATCTCGGCATTGAGCTTTCTAAGCTCCGCTTCGAGCTGCGCGACCTGCCGCTGCTGCTTCAAGAGATTCGTCTCGGCATAGCGCGTGCGTGCGCCGTCCTTGTCGGCTTTCTGCACATCCTTGAGCACGTTGGCGAGGATTTCTTCTTTCTTTCGTTGGATGTCCAGCTGACGGTTGATGGCTTCATACTTGACCTTGATCTTGTCAAGCTCCGTTCCCGCGCCGTCGAGTTTGGCGAGGTCGACGTCCATCTTGAGTTTCAGCTGATTGCTCTTGCTGTTGAGACGCGCTACTGTCTCGGAAACCGTGCGCCCCGCCGTATCGAAGTCGAGCTGCAGGCGTGCGATGTCCAAGCCGAGACTGATATACAGCTCGTCGATTTTCTGTCCTCTTGCCATTTACATCACATCGTCAATGAATTTTTTGCCATCCTCCTTGATTTCAACCATTGCAATAAGCTGATCTAAGAGAAAGGCGATCTCATGAGCGTCGACCTCCTGCATCGTCCAGCCGTAGGAGGACTGCAGGCGCTCGTAGTAGCGCAGGATGTTCTGATACGGGGAGAGCGTTACGCCTTCCCCGCCGCCTCGTTTGGGAGCTTCACGAGTTTCTGGAATGTCAAGGACTGAATCCAGCGGAAAAGCTCCCGCGTCAATGGCACGATATCCGCGACCTCGATATTGTCGTCGATGGCTTCCTTTGTCACTTCCTCACGGTCAAAGGCGAGCAGGATGAGGTCGATTTCCGCATCGAGAAATTCCTCGATGCTGAGATTCTTCTTGTCCTCGTCGAAGAAGGCGAGAAACCTGCGCCACACCTTCATCTTGGGAGGATTCGGCGCATACGTTTTGCCGTAGAGCGTGATGGTTGGTGTTTCCACGTCGACTCATCTCCTCTCAAACGCTTTCGTACCACTTCGTTCCGGTTTCGGCGATGAAGCCCGTTGCTTCCTCGTCGGCTTTCGCATACGACTGCCCATCCGACAGGCGATAGATCGCCTTCGCCGAGATGGTCGGCGTGTCGTACTTGATGTTCTCTTCCTTCGTGTTGCCCGATTCCGAAGGCTCGACAAATTGGACTTTGAAAAATTTGGTGAACCTCTTCTTGCCGTTCCTCTTGTCCGATTGGAACATGACGGCGAAATACGGCGGCACGTCGTCCTTGCTTGCTGTCATGACGCCCTTGTCGATCTTGTGCCCGAAAAGATAGGCGACATATTCCAAGGGGAGCGCCGATGTGTCGAAGGTCAGGTCATACGAGGCGGTATTGGCCGCTGTATCTACGGACTGCCCGTCGGCAAAAAGCTCTGCCTGGCTCGTCTTGGGCTTGATGTCCACCTTTCGCAGAATCTTGCCCAAGCTGATGGGCGATTCGTACGTCGCTGCGCCGTTCGGTACGTCCGTCAGCATCTTGGCGATATGAAGCTTTTCCACATTGATGAACTGCCCGCTCGTGAGATTGGCGGCGGGCACTGTTACAGTTGGACTTGGCATTATTCCTCAACTCCTGTTCCTATTCTGAAATCCATGATTTTTACAAAGGCATACTTTTCCGCCAGCTCCGTCGATTGATAGCGGCGAAAGCCGAGAGCGTCCATGACTTTCCTTACGGCATCCTCGATTTTCTCATATGCGCCATCCTTCGTGAGAATGTGCAGGCGCACGGTTACGCGCCGCTCCATCTCCATACCGTCTGCCGACAGCGCAGGAACGTCGGAGATGACGGAATACACGAGAACGGGATAGCTTCCCGCGTCGGGGCTTCTGCCATGGTAGATACCACACCCTCTGCGGTCGCGATGGAGCAGTCTAGTGAGCGGCTTATATGCCGCCAATGCTTGATAGACCTTGCTCGCTATGCTCATCTTCCTTCCCTCCGCAACGCCGCCCTGACGGCTTCGACGATATTCTTTTTGATGGACTCTCGCTCGGCATCGAGTGCCGGATAGAGAAACGGCTGGTTGATCTTCGGGCTGAACTCGACGAGTTTGCCATAGGGCGTACCGTCGGGTGCTTGCGCGTCAGCCACGATGCGCCACGAGGTACCGCCTCCGCGCTTGACGCAGTGGATGGAGTCTCGGAGCGCACCCGGCACGACGCGCTTGTCTCGCCCGCGATAGACAGGGCAGCGGCTCTTCGCTTCCGTCTTGACGGCTTCCGCACCTTCCGCCAGCGCCTTTTTCGCCGCATCCATCGCACCCTTACCCATGCGGTTCAGCAATTCTCTCGTCGAAACGAAATCACGGCTCATCTTCCACCAACTCCCTGCACTCGATCACGAGCCACCGCTTCCTGCCGTCCATCCCGTAAGGCGGCGCTTTGATTTCTAAAGTCTTGTTTTCCCACTGGATGAAGTCTGTATCTCGGATGTCTTCCCGATAGCGAATGACCACGCGATACTCGACTTCCTTGACCTGCTCGGCATATCCGTCCGAGATTTTCGCCGCGAACGGCAGCACCTTCGCCCAGCACGAGCAGTACGGCACACGGCTCTGCTCGACGATATTGCCTGCGTCGTCGGGAGCATCTCGCGGTCGCAACACGATGACGCGATGGCGAAGTTCGCCAATGTTGACGTACATCAGAAACTCTCCTTCCGCTCACCGAAGAGTAGTGCCCGAAGAGTCAAGGCGAGTTTTCGATGGTCGGCTTCTTCGCGATGCTCATAGAGATACGCGACGGCATAGAGCATCGCCGTCCTTGCCGCTTCCTGCTTCTTGACTTCCTCCCACGATTCAGCGCGCAAAATCGCCAGAGAAAGTTGCTCCGCTGTATCGGATAGAGTCGTGAGCAGCGCATCCTCGGCGTCCGAATCAATTCGCAGGTAGCCTTTGATTTCTTCGAGCGATACAAGCATAACCATACCTCCTCACGATTGAAGAAGCCGCTGCGCCCAATGGTACAGCGGCTTCTTCATTTCCTCAGCCCTTGATTTTCAGCAGCTGCACGGCTTCTGCCAGTACGAGCTTGCCGTCGATGCGCTCCTTCATGACATAGGCCACCATACCGTTCCCAGCAAAAAGCTCTTTGAGCTCCTGCAGCGAACGTGTGCCGCGATCGCCGATGTTGTAATAGGAGTAGTCGCCGAAAGCAAGCGCGATTTTCCCGCCCGCAATCGTAGGCATATATTCCGAGGTATAAACGGGATAGCTAAGCAGACGGTCGGGTTCGCCCAGCTGAAGCGATGGCTGCCAGAAATAGGCGCCATTGTTGTCCTTGAGCTTGCGGATACTCGCGAGCGTCTGATCGTTGACGAGGAACGCCGCATTCTTGCGATAGGGACGCTTCAGCGTGTAAATGAAGGTCAGAAGCTCGTCCGCCTTGATATCGGCCCCTGCCGTAGTGACGGAAGTCTGTCCCATAGAAAGAATCCCTTTAGGCTTATGCGTTCCGTCGCCATTGATGAAGGCATTCTCCTCAGTGTTGCCAAGAGCCTTTCCGAACTGCTCGATGAGATAGCTCTCAAGATTGAAAACTTCGTCATAGAGAAGTTCCTCCGTCACCTTGACCGCGACGTGCAGCTTATGCGCATCGAGAATCATCTGGTCGAACGTGGCATCACCAAAGGTAAGCGGCGCGCCCTCGTCGATCCACGCTGCAGTCGGCTTCGATGCTGCGATGTTGATCTTATGCTCGCCGCTCGTTGTAATCGTCGTTGCCAAGGTGCGAAATACATTCTCTTCGCTGAGCACGTCAATGAGATGTTTATCGTATTCCTCCGGCACGAGATAGCCACCGCTTGCGTCCGTGCCTTCCTGCAGCACGTTCTCGACCTGGCGGAAGTTCGTGCGCAGCGCCTTGAGCATCGCGGCGCGATAGGCATCACTCGCTCTGCCCGTTTGCTCTTTGCCAGACGATGCGCCCGGCATATTGGTGATTGCCGCTGCGGTCGGCTTTGCAAATTCAGCGTCAAGAATCGCCTGACGTTCCATTCGCTCGATGTCCTTGCCGAGCGCGAGAACCTCGTTCTCCATCTTCTCGTAGGCCTTGGCGTCCTCTGCCGAGAGCCTACCATCCTGCGTGTGCTCGTCGAGGAACGCCTTCGCCTGCTCCCAGAGAGCCGCACGCTTTTCACGCATTGCCAAAATCTTGTCCATGTTATTTCCCCCTCAATGTGCAATAGAAAAGAGTCGATTCTTCAGCGACTCCGCGTCGACTTTATTCGTTTGCTTAGCTTGCCCAAATTTCGAGAGCAAAGAATTTGCGACGGCGGCTCGCGAGAAGATAAGCCCGTCTGCTTCATCGCTTGACGGACGATTCTTCTCATCGCAAAGGATGGCATTGGCGAAGCCCAGTTCCACCGCCTTCTTTGCGTTCATCCACGTCTCAGCGTCCATGAGCCTTGAAATCTTCGCTCGCGACATTCCTGTCTTGATTTCATAGGCATTGATGATGCTCTCCTTGATCTCAGACAAAAGCGAGATGGCGCGTTCCATCTCCTGCACGTCGCCGATAGAGACGGTCATGGGATTATGGATCATCATCATGCCTACGGGAGATATTTCAACCGTCGAGCCTGCCATCGCGATGACGGATGCAGCCGATGCCGCAAGCCCGTCAATCTTGACAGAGACATCGCCCGGATAGTCCATGAGCATGGTGTAAATTTGTGCCGCAGCAAAGCAGTCTCCTCCAGGCGAATTGATCCACAAGATGATATCGTCCTGCGCCGCGTGAAGCTCCTTCCGAAAGATTGCTGGTGTGATCTCATCACCGAACCATGTCTCGTCAGAAATCTCGCCATCAAGGAGCAGCATGCGCTTCTCCCCTTCGTTTCGTACCCAATTCCAAAATTTACGTTTCATCACTTTCCTCCTGCTGTTTGTTTGCGAACAGCCCCGCATCCTTGAGCTTCGTCATGCTGCCATTGATGAGATAGAGGTCACCGCCTTCTTCACCCTCAATTGGATTGAGGTCTTCGAGACTGCGGATATCGTTTGCAGAGAGCCAGCCGTTCTGCCGTCCGATGGCGTACCCTTCCATACGGCTCTTGTAGTCCCCGCGCAGAAGCCCGTCCACTTTGAAGCGAATGAAATAATCCTTCCGCTCCTTATCCGTAAGCAAGGCTTTCTGCAGAGACTGCTCCCAGCGCACCACCCACGGATTCAGCGTGTACTTCACAAACTCCAACGACTGCTGCTCGATGTTGTTGAAACTAGATTTTTCCAAGTCCCCGATCATATGCGGTGGCACGCGATAGAGCCGCGCAATCTCGTCGATCTGGAACTTCCTCGTCTCAAGGAACTGCGCTTCTTCGGGCGGGATGGCAATCTGCTGGTACTTCACACCTTCTTCGAGTACGGCGATCTTGCCCGTGTTCATTGTGCCACCGTAAATATCATGCCAGCTTTCACGCAGCTTTGACGGATCCTTGAGAACGCCAGGGTGCTCTAAGACGCCGCCCGGACGTGCGCCGTTCTTGAAAAACGCGGCTCCGTATTCCTCCGTTGCCAGAGCAATGCCGATGGCATTCTTCGCCATGGCGATGGGGCTGTAGCCGACCAAGCCATCAAAGCCAAGTCCTGGAATATGCAGCACGTCTTCACGACGCAGACGGATTCTTCCCCTGTCTTTGAAGTTTGGATTTTCTTCTGTGAATCTCGTGTAGGTGTAGTAAATCTCGCCCGTGCGGCTGTCTCGATCCACTTCCATCTTATCCGGAAGCAACGGATAGAGTCCGAGGATATCTCCCCTGCCATCGCGCAAAATCTGAGCGTAGGCATTGCCCCACAGCAGGAGATGCGCCATGAGCGTCTCGCGCAGTACAAAGCTCGTCATCTCTGGATTCGGTGCATCATGGAGCAAAAAATACAGTGGATGCTCATATGCGATTTCCTTGCCAGCTTCTGAGCGACGATAAACGGCAAGCGGCAATCCCGCGACGGATTCAGCGAGAATGCGGACACAGGCATAAACCGCCGTCGTCTGCAATGCCGTTCGCTCATTGACCGCCTTGCCAGCTGCCGTCTGCCCGAACAAAAAGGACAAGCCACCGAGATGATTTTGGGGCTTATCCCGTGAGCGAAAAAGTTTACTGAATAGATTCATATACACCATCCGTTCTTTACAAAAAGGATTTTTCACCCATTCCGCGAAATCTTTTCAACGAAGGAGATGATTTTATGCAGAAATTATGCCGCCATCTGATACCAGTCATGGTCGTTTTGGTTCTCGTCCTATCAGCAAAAGCCCACGCTTCAAACCAATATCTCGACAACGATCCGAATTATCCGCTTTCGTATGCGCATGCCCACTACCTCGAATATGTAGATTTAATATCAAGCACATACAACGATGAAAGCTGCGAATACGACACTTATGCAACAGGATATGTTGCGTATTCCATGGAAAAGGACTTCAATACTAGTTCATACCAAACTCGTCTATTCCGTCAGATAAAAAATCGATCCCAGAATCCACAAGTTTTTGAAAATGGTCAATGGGTTTCTCTACCTGCGTATAACAGCCCTGAAATCCAAGCGTATATCAAGGCGTATGGTTATGCGGAATATGTCGAGCACTATCACCCCTTTGCTTACTATATGTTCAAAATCATCTACAAACAGGTTCGCGGGACGGATTACCCCGACGGATTGAATGGTGATACCTTTTGAGCTGATTGTCACAGTGACAAAATTCCCCGCGCATCATACACCGATGCTGACACATCGTTGCCGCAGCGAATCGCACGATCGAGCGCCATGATGAGCGCGATCACGCCGTCGATTCTCTCCGTGGATTTCTCTTTGTCCGCCTTGATGTTCCCCGCAGGATCAGTACGGATGAAAATATTGTCTGCCATCCAGCGCAGGACGGGATGCCCGTCGTGCGCTATTTTCTTTTCCAGAATTAGCTTCATCAGCTCCTTCGTTGGTGGGCTCATATCCTTGAAGCCCTGCCCGAATGGTACCACGGTGAAGCCCATGCCTTCGAGATTCTGCACCATCTGCACTGCGCCCCAGCGATCGAAGGCGATCTCGCGGATGTTGTACTTCTCGCTTAGGCTTTCGACGAATCTCTCGATGAAACCGTAATGCACGACGTTCCCCTCGGTCGTTTGCAGGAAACCTTGCTTCTGCCAAACGTCATACTGAACATGATCGCGGCGTACGCGCAACTCCATATTCTCCTCGGGAATCCAGAAATACGGAAGCACCGCGAACGGCTCATCCTCCTCCGTCGGTGGAAATACAAGCACAAATGCCGTGACATCCGTTGTCGACGAGAGGTCAAGACCTCCGTAGCAGACGCGCCCTTCCAATGCGTCCGCATCGACAGGCATGGCACAGGCATCCCACTTCTCCATCGGCATCCAGCGCACGGACTGCTTTACCCACTGATTCAGACGCAGCTGACGGAAGCTGTTCTCCTCGGCAGGATTCTGCCGTGCAGAATCGCAGGCTGCCTGCACCTTGTCGATGCCAACCGTGACACCAAGCGACGGATTCGCTCGCTTCCAGACTTCTGGATCTGTCCAGTCCTCATCTTCTTTTGCGCCGTAGATGACAGGATAGAAGGTTTGGTCGATTTTTCGTCCCTCTAAGATGTCCTTTGCCTTCTGATGCGTCTCGTAGCAGATGGACTGTGTATCTGTCCCCGCCGTCGTGATGAGGAAGTAAAGCGGCTGCATACGCGCATCGCCGGAGCCTTTTGTCATAACGTCAAAAAGTTTGCGGTTCGGCTGCGTGTGCAACTCGTCGAACACGACACCATGGATATTGAATCCATGCTTCGAGTACGCTTCTGCCGAGAGTACTTGATAAAAACTGTTCGTCGGCAAATACACCATGCGCTTCTGGGAGGCGAGGATTTTCACTCTCTTGCCGAGCGCGGGGCACATGCGCACCATGTCGGCGGCGACCTCGAAGACAATGCTTGCCTGCTGCCGATCGGCAGCACAGCCGTAGACTTCAGCACGCTCTTCACCATCGCCACAGCAGAGGAGCAGCGTGATGGCAGCGGCGAGCTCCGATTTTCCCATTTTCTTGGGAATCTCCACATACGCTGTGTTGAACTGCCGATAGCCGTTTGGTTTCAGGATGCCGAAGAGGTCACGGATGATGCGCTCCTGCCAGTCAATCAGCTCGAACGGCTTTCCTACCCACGTCCCTTTCGTATGGCACAGGCACTCGATGAAATTAACGGCATAATCAGAAGCTCTCCCGTCATACTTGGAGTCTTTTGCCATAAATCTCGTAGGCTTGTAATCCCTGAGTTTTCGCAAAATCCCCCACCTCCTATTTATGCGAGCGCGTTCTGAGCAACTGTTCCATTCGATCTTCCTGCGGCGATCCGTTAAATATCGTGGTGCAGTTCTGCTTTACGATGTCAAAAATCTCATACCAGAGCAAATTGGACTGTTTTTGATATGCTTGGCCCATCTGCACGAAGGGACTTGCAATCGCGCCGCCGGTCGTCGGATGCTTGCCAAGGAGCCCGTACTGACTCACGGCCTCTTCGCACTGGATGAAGCGGGCGAAGGCTTGTGAATAGCTTTCCAAGAGACGAGGATTCACCAGACGCTCGCAGCCGCGATCTTTGAGCCACAGCCACGTTTCACGAAAAATCTCATCCGCGCCGAGTGGCTTGCCGTTTTTTTGACGTGCAGATAAATACTCGCTCGGATTCGGCATTTCCTCACCGAAAAGTTCTGCCGTATTTGCAAGGTCAGCGCCGTCCAGTTCCGTCATGGGAAACTCCATGATGTTTGCCGCCCTGCCGGCTGCAATCTTTTCTGCCAGTGCATCAGGTTTATTGCCTGCACGGACGCGTCTTCCTCCGCGATGCGTCCCATCCTTCGCCATTTTCTGCCTCCTACTTTAACCCCCTGTTTGAATCACCCTTTTTTTACGCGTGACCCATCGCCGGTCACACAGCGCCCCTGTTTTAGAGATTTTACCTCCCCCGGGGCCTATTCATCAGCCTTGCTTCTTTGATGAATCTTTTCGTGGCAAGACACACAGAGCGACATCAAGTTATCTGCATCATGCGTGCCGCCCTCGGACAAAGGTTTGATGTGATGTACGAGCGTCGCCGCCACGAAGCGCCCATGCGCTCTGCACATCTCGCACAACGGTTCTCGTGCCAAGTGTCGATCGCGAATCTTTCGCCACACGCTGCCGTACCGTTTAGGATGCTGGTAGCCTCGAGTAAAGCGTTCGTAGTGTCGCTGCATCGGCTTCTCATGCTTCTCGCAATATCCGCTCTTCCTGTCTGTAAGATTCGGACAATTCGCCATGCGGCAAGGACGTTTCGCTTTCCTCGGCATTTGCTACAGCTCCTTCCGCGTGCGGATGTAAAAAGGGCACTGCCGATGCAGCACCCTCAATTTCTTAGTCTACACTATATCACGTTCTTTATGGGGCTTTCTAGGGTCAATTCCTGAAATCTATCCAACGCCTTATTATGCAATCGCCTCGTCCAGCGATAATCAAAGCCCATCCCTACGGCAATCGCCTCAAACGATTGCCCTTGCAAATATCGTCGCGTCAATACGTCACGATATCGGCCATCCTGCAGCTGATTAATTCGTGCCTTTGCATCTTCACGCAAAGCGATGATCTTTCCCCATTGTGCTCCAATGCGTGCAGCATAAACTTCCAATACGATGATTGCGTCGGAGAGATCGCCAATTCTATATCTACTCACTTTGTCCTTGTCGTACTCCATCGCCTTGATGTGCAGGATATCCGCCTTGACTTGTTCATACTCTTCCTCAAGGCGTTTCAGTTCGCGCTCCGCATCACGCACCCGCCAGAGATACGCCTTTGCCTGTCTCGTGTTCGTCAATGCTCGGCCTCCTTTACCCATAAAGTCTCCGTCCGCTTTACACCTGACGTTATCACCATGTCGGTGTCGTATCGCTCCCAACCATGCAGATGTGCATCGTACAACCCATTTGCATATCCCGATAACATTACCGACCCGCGATGCTTATTAAGTATGTCCAATAATTCTTCGTGCGCCGCGTCATCCATCTCGTACCGATAACTTGACCTGCAGCTTCTTGTTGATTGCACGTAGGGTGGATCGCAATAAATCAAAACCTTGGGATGATTAAACTGCCGGATAAGCTGCAGCGCATCCCGATGTTCAATCTGCACCCGTTTCAATCTTTCTTGAGCTGCGACAATCCATTCTGGCAAGCAATTCCAATTCCGTACAGCATAAGCAGCTGTACGGCCTGCCACATCCTTTTTCCAGCCGCAATTTTTCCCATCGGCTCGCGCACCATAGCTTTGCCAAACCAATGTCAAAAATCTGGCCGCACGCTCAATATCAGACGCTTCGGGGTTACTCTGTAGAGATGCCTCATACACCTGCCTTGCATATGGTATGCCCGCAACAACCTCGGCCAGCGTTTTGGCCTTCTGCTGCACGACCTGATACAGATTAACGACATCGCCATTGATGTCGTTAATCGTCTCGATAGGCGCAGGCACCTTACGAAACAAAACTGCACCGCTGCCAAAAAAAGGTTCAAGGTATGAGTGGTGTTTTGGCATGTGCCGTAGGATAAAATCGGCGATACGCCATTTCGCACCAGGGTATCGCAAAACAGCACGCGTAATGTCTTTACTCATTCCCAGTACCCCCTCTTAAACCTCCTGTGTTTTTGCCGCCCCCGCTGCTGTCGCATACGCCATCATGCAGCGCATGCTCGCATTGACCAGATGCGGCTCCGACATATCACCTGTAAGATACATCGACAAGTGGCGTATCGCTCGTGCCGCATGCTCCTCCGTCGGTATCTGCCGCCACGTTTCCCCCGGGTGTTTTTCAGCGCCTGCCGTCAACCCCTTGGCCATCTCATCCAGCCACGCAAAGTCCAAGTATCGGTACTCGTTTCGTTCCGTGTCCTGCGGATACGGGGCTCTAGTTTCGCCCATCGTGCACCTCCTGTTTCTACTGCCGATGTCACATATACGATTCGACGATGACGGGATCATCCGTCGGCTGGCGGCACATCTTAACCATATCTGCCGGGATAGCTGCCCGCACCGCGTCGAGCGTATCGCGAGCGATATAGATCGCCGGCGACGCATACGACGCCTTTACCCCATGTGCCAAAATATGCGCTCGCGCCACATAACTTCCCTGTCTGTCTTTCGGCCGCTCGTATACGGTCACGATCATCGTGACTCTGCTGCTCCGCCGCCCAAGATTGACCAGGCGCCGAAACTCCTCATCCTTCAATCCTGCTCCCATCTCGTACCTCCTGTTTCTGCTTCTCGCAGCGCTCTGCCTCACGGCCGGCTGCAATCAATCGCTTTTGCGCCATACGCTCCATAAGCCGCCGCATGAATCTCCTGCTCCTCTGTCCTCCGTGTCGCATCTGTTTATCCTCCTCAGCTCTGCGCGATCTCTGCATCGCGCACTTGTGATAACACTCCTCCAGTCCCCTTTGCCGTAAAGCACAAAGGCGTCTGCAGTGACACCCGCAGCGGCGCGTAAATACGCATATCGTCCCCACGCTGGCAGAAATAGTCGACTATGTCCGCGAGCCCCTTTGCATTGACACGAGCTCTCGCCGATGTGCCGCCCGTATGATTGCGCATAAGCGCCTCGGATGGATATTTCACGGATATCGTCGCCGACAGCACAGCGATATCCAGCGTCAACGGCCCCCACGTCAAGTATATGGTCGCTGCATCCGGCACTTTGGCAGACATGGCGGCAATGCCTTTCAGCACGGCGCGCAGTTTCGTGAGCCCCTGCGATGGCACCATCGCGTAGACCGATTTTTCATCGACACGCGGGATAACTCGCCGGATTTCCGGCACATACACGTCTACCTTTTCGCCTGTCATAAAATCATAAGGGCCACTCTTGCCGAACTCCCCATCCAGCCAGATCAGACTCGTCTTGCCTGTCGCGTACACGCGCCCATCAGCATAATGCAATGCATGATACGCCTTGCTTGCATTTTTCAAGTCCAAAAATTTCTTCGCGTTTTTTATAAATATCAGCATTTCGTATCTCCTCCTTACGCCTTCTAGGCGCTCTTCGCTCTGCGATATTTGTCGATACGCGCCTTGAGGCTTTCCAGCACATACTCCTGCGCCGCCTCCTTCATGCTGATCGCTCGCAGGATATCCTCGTCGCGTGTGTCCAATGTGACGAGATGATGCACGATCACCGTCCGCTTCTGCCCTTGACGATGCAGGCGCTTGTTCGCCTGCTGGTGCAACTCCAGGCTCCAATTCAACCCGAACCATACGACATGGCTGCCGCCGTCCTGGAGATTCAGCCCGTAAGCGGCGCTCGCCGGATGTGCGAGGAGTATATCCACCTCGCCTGCGTTCCACGCCATCTCATCTGCTGCGCCCCTCAGCTCGCGGACGCGCAGCCCGGTTGGTCGAAGCGCTGCCAGAAGCCTTGCGAGATCGTGCCGAAAATTATAAAACACCAGCGCACTCTTGCCGTGCAGCTGCTCAATCAGCTCCATAAAGGCATCCAGTTTGCAGTTGTGCAGCGCATGCGCCTGCTTGTCCTCGTCGTAGATCGCGCCGTTCGCCAGCTGCTGCAGCTTATTGGATAGCGCTGCTGCACTCATCGCCGTGATCGCCTCGCCGCTTTCCAAAAGCTCAAGCACCATCGTCCGCTCCATCTCGTCATAAGCTCTGCGCGCCTTGGCGTCCAGCACAACGGGCACGACGTTCTCGATCAGCTCCGGCAGTTCGAGGTAATCCGCTGCGCGCATGCTCACGCAGATATCGCCGATCGCACGCATGATGGCGTCCTTCGCTCCCGCCTTCAGCTCGTAGTTGTAGATTACATCGCGCGACCGCTCGCCCGGCGTGAAGTACCTCTCGCGGAAGCCTGAGAACGTCCTGCCGAGACGCTCGCCGCGATCGAGAAGATATATCTGGCTCCAAAGATCGATGATGCCGTTCGGGCTCGGCGTACCTGTCAGAAGCAGCGTGCGGCGGATATGCCCGTACACATGCGACAGCGCCCGGAACCTTTTCGCACTCGGATTCTTGAAGCTCGACGACTCGTCCACGATCACCATGTCAAACGGCCAGTCGTTCTTGTAATAGTCAACGAGCCACGGCACATTTTCGCGGTTGATGATGAAAATATCCGCAGGCGTGTTGAGCGCGCGGACACGCTGCGCCTTTGAGCCGAGTACCGCCGACATGCGCAGGATGCCCCCG